ATGAAACCTGCGTTAATCCGATTGTACTCATTGAGCAGCGGCTCGACTATTCAAGATATGCCGAAGGAGGTTTTGGTACCGGGGATTGCGTTATTGCCGGAGACGGACTTCTTTATATTGTTGACTACAAACACGGCCAGGGCGTTCTAGTTGAGGCCGAAAGAAATCCACAAATGATGCTCCACGGGCTGGGGGCCTTGGAGATATTCGATTGTCTCTTCGATATTGATACAGTTTCTATGACCATCTACCAACCCCGCAGAAGTAATATCAGCACCTATACCATGAAAAAGGAAGACCTTTACCGCTGGGGTAAGGAAGAATTAAAACCCAAAGCAAAACTGGCCTATGCTGGCGGCGGGGAGTTCCTATGTGGTGAATGGTGCCAGTTCTGTAAAGCGAAACACGAGTGCCGGGCCAGGGCTGAACACAATATGGAGCTGGCCCAATATGATTTCAAGTTGCCCCCTTTATTGGAAGACGATGAAGTGGAAGATATCCTAGCCAGAATTGATGCCCTTGTATCCTGGGCCAATGACATCAAGACTTATGCCTTACAAGCTGCCCTGGACGGCAAGGAATGGAACGGATGGAAACTGATCGAGGGTCGGAGCATTCGCAAATATAAAAACGAAGATGCAGCGGCCCAGGCGGTTCAGCAGGCTGGTTATGACCCCTATGAAAAAAGATTGAAAGGCATCACCGCCATGGAAAAAAGCCTGGGTAAGGCTAAGTTTTCCGAGCTGCTCGGCAATTTTGTGGAAAAGCCCCCGGGTAAACCGACTTTAGTGCCGGCAGATGATAAACGCCCAGCTATTAATACGGCAAAACAAGATTTTGAGGAGGAGATATAAATGAAGGTAATTACGGGTAAGGTTAGGTTTTCTTATGCCAATGTTTTTGAACCCAAATCAGTTAATGGCAGTACCCCCAAGTATAGCGTCAGCCTCATTATCCCTAAATCGGATAAAAAGACACTAACTAAAATTAATAGGGCTATTGAGACGGTTAAAAAGGAAGGGGCTCATAAGTGGGGCGGTAAGATGCCTGTCAATTTAAGAATGCCGCTGCGGGACGGGGATGTAGATAGGGCGGATGATGAGGCTTACGCCAAGAGCTATTTTATTAATGTAAGCAGCAATACCAGGCCGGGAATCGTAGACGAAAACCTAAACACCATCATGGATCAAAGTGAATTTTATTCCGGTTGCTATGGTAGGGCCTCAATCGTGTTTTTCGCTTACAACACCAACGGCTCCCGGGGGGTAAGCGCTGCCCTGCAAAATCTACAAAAGCTTGAAGACGGTGAACCCCTGGGTGGCAAAAGCAGGCCGGAGGATGACTTTGCTACTGGTGTTGAAGAGGATTTCCTTTCCTAGCGGTTTGGTAAATAAGGGCGGCGGGGTTATGCCTCGCTGCCCAATACTCTAAAAGGAAAGGAGTGCCTAATGAAAACACTAGAAATTGATATTGAAACATTTTCTAGCACCGATCTTAAAAAGGCCGGTGTTTATAAATATGCTGAATCCCCTGATTTTGAAATTCTCCTGTTTGGTTACAGCATTGATGGCGGAGAGATTAGGGTAGTAGATTTGGCATCTGGTGAAAATCTGCCAGAGGAAGTATTACGGGCACTAAAAGACCCCGGCGTCATTAAATGGGCTTTTAATAGCCAGTTTGAACGCATTTGCTTATCCATGTGGCTCGGGCTTTCCCACGGCCAATACCTCGACCCTAGGTCCTGGAAATGCTCCATGGTTTGGTCTGCCTACTTGGGCTTGCCCCTTTCTTTGGAAGGTGTGGGTGCAGTACTGGGGCTGGAGAAGCAAAAGCTGACGGAGGGCAAAGACCTAATTAAATACTTTTGCACCCCGTGCAGGCCTACAATCGCTAACGGTCAAAGGACAAGAAACCTGGCCTGCCATGACCCTGTTAGATGGGAGCAGTTTAAAGCCTATAACGCCCGGGATGTGGAGGTGGAAATAGCCATACAGAAAAAATTGGCCAAGTTCCCCGTCCCGAATAGTGTGTGGGAGGAATTCCATTTAGATCAGGAGATAAACGACCGGGGCGTAACTTTGGATATGACTTTAGTTCAAAACGCCATTAAAGCTGATGGAAGCACCCGCACTGAAATCCTTGAAAGGATGAAAAATCTGACCGGATTAGAAAACCCCAACTCCGTACAGCAGTTAAAAGAATGGTTAAAGGAAAGAGGGCTTGAAACAGACACTCTTGGTAAAAAGGCAGTGGCAGATCTCATAAAAAGGGCGCCTAAACCCTTAGAAGAAGTGCTGTTGTTGCGCCAGCAACTGGCTAAATCATCAGTGAAAAAGTATCAGGTCATGGAAAATGTGGCTTGTAGAGATAACCGTGCTCGGGGACTTTTTCAGTTTTATGGGGCTAATCGTACCGGTAGGTGGGCCGGGCGGCTTCTACAACCACAAAATCTGCCAAGGAACGACATGCCTGATTTAAAAGAAGCAAGAGACTTAGTATGCTCGGGCAACATTTCTGCTTTGAAGCTGCTTTACGACTCAGTTCCGGAATTGTTGTCACAGTTAATTAGGACAGCCTTTATCCCTAAAAATGGCTGTAAATTCATTGTGGCAGACTTCTCGGCTATTGAAGCCAGGGTTATCGCTTGGCTGGCCAAAGAGCGTTGGCGAAATGAGGTTTTTGCTACCGGCGGCGATATCTATTGTGCCTCGGCATCCAAGATGTTTAAGGTGCCGGTAGTAAAGAATGGAGTAAACGGCCATCTGCGGCAAAAAGGGAAAATAAGCGAGCTTGCACTAGGTTATGGCGGCTCAATAGGCGCCCTCAAGGCCATGGGTGCACTGGAAATGGGGTTAACAGAAGAAGAACTACAGCCCCTAGTTACAACATGGAGGGCCGCTAACCTCAACATCGTCCGCTTTTGGTGGGATGTTGACCGGGCTGCTATGAGGGCGGTTAGGGAACGTACTCCAACAGAAATCCAGGGCATCCGTTTTTACTATCAAAGCGGGATGCTCTTTATAACCCTACCTTCCAGAAGGCGTCTTGTATATGTAAAACCCCGCATAGGCACCAATCGTTTTGGCTCAGACTGCGTGACCTACGAAGGCACTGGTGTGGCCAGAAGGTGGGAACGAGTGGAATCCTACGGACCGAAATTTGTAGAAAACATCGTTCAGGCCATCAGTAGGGATCTTTTGAGCCATACCATGAAAAATCTTAAGCATCTCCCCATTGTGATGCACATTCACGACGAGATCGTCATTGAAGCCCCAAGGGAAGTGTCAACTAAGGAAATATGCCAAGTGATGAGTGAGACCCCACCTTGGGCCAAGGAGCTACTACTTAGGGCAGAAGGTTTTGAATGTGATTTTTACCAAAAAGATTGATCGCCCTAAAAGGGGTGGCCAGTAGATGGACAGCAAAATCAATCCTGATCACTACAAAATAGGCGGCATTGAGACCATCGACTACATTGAGGCCAAGTTAACGAAGGAGCAGTTTAAAGGCTACCTTGTTGGCAATGTAATTAAATATATTTCCCGCTTTGAACATAAAAACGGCCTTGAAGATCTTAAAAAGGCTGACTGGTATTTAAGCCGGTTATTAAAAGGATACTCAAAATCACTGTAAGTGTCCTGTGTATGTTAGAGGGCAGGTTGCCAAACCGCCACTCTAATTATGATGGGAGGGAAATAGATGAAGGAGTTAATTCCGGCAGATAAATATGGGGTCTTTGCTGATACCCGGGATATTGCAAGGGTAAACAGTCTATATGTGGCACGGTTTTTTGAAAAAGAGCATTTTCATGTGCTGCGGGACATAGCCAAAATCACTGACACCAATTCTGGATTGAGTAAAGAATTCGCTACATCCAATTTTGAGCCGGCTTATTACAAGGATAGTACTGGAAGAAAATTGCCTTGCTACATGATGACCCGAGACGGTTTTACGATTTTAGTGATGGGCTACACAGGTAAAAAGGCTATGAAATTCAAGGAACTATATATTAGGCGTTTTAATGAAATGGAACAATTTATTAAAACCCTAGTCACAGCCCGCAGAGAATTCCCGCTGTTAACGGAAAACATCAATTTACTGCATGAAAACCCCAAGCCGTACCATTTTAGCAATGAGTGCGACATGATCAACCGCATCGTTACTGGGATGTCGGCCAAAGAGATAAGGAGGCTCCACGGTCTCGAAAAGGGTAAAAGTATCCGTCCATACCTTACTGATGAGCAAATTAAAATGGTAGAAACGCTGCAAAAGGTTGATATCGGTTTATTGGTTTCGGTTCCGGACTACCAACAGCGGAAGCGCTACTTGGAATGGTATAAAACAAAACTTATGGAAAGATCGGCGTAAAGGTGGGGTTAAACCATGAATATAAGCAAATTCAATAGTGAAGGTTATCCTGACCCCACTCCTTACGAAGCGATTAAGTCCCTAGAAAAAGCAAGCAAGGTTTATCGCCCCTTAGTTTATATTGCATCACCTTTTGCCGGTGACACAGAAAGAAACACAGAAAGGGCCCGGGGTTATTGCAGACTGGCTGTAAGTAAGGGATGTATTCCTTTAGCGCCGCACCTTCTCTACCCCCAGTTTATGGAGGATGAGGATTGGCAAGAGAGGGAGTTAGGCATTCAGTTTGCCCTTATTTTGCTCGGGAAATGCGATGAGCTATGGGTGTTTGGTGACCGTATCAGTAGCGGTATGGCTAGGGAAATCACCAAGGCAAAAAAGCGGAGTATGCCTATTAGATATTTTAACGCCAGATGTGAGGAGGTTTTCAGATGATCGCCTTTACGCTCTATACAGCTAACTGCACAGGAAACCTCCAAAACTGCCTTTATCCTAAAAAAGTGGTGGTTCAAGATAAGGATTCCTTCGTGGAAGCGATTAGGTTTGACCATGTCAGTGCGGAATACAAGGACAACTACAGAAGCAACACCAACTTTATAAAGGCAGATAACATTGTTCTGGATTGCGACAACGATCATTCAGATGATCCAAAAGATTGGGTTTCTGCTGCGGATGTTGCTATAGCCTTTCCCGGGGTGTCTTATGCCATAGCTTACAGCAGAAACCACCTGAGAGAAAAGGCTAATAAATCACCGCGGCCCAGGTTCCATGTGTATTTTACGACTCCAACAATTACCGACCAGGCAGAATATACCGACCTTAAGCAGGAAGTGGCGGCAACATTCCCCTTCTTTGATACTAACGCCCTTGATAGTGCCCGGTTTATCTTTGGCTCAGATAAGGGAGAAGTTGAGATTTCTCCGGGGCAAATGGACATAGCTTGGTTTTTGGAAGATAGCGGCTTTACAAAGTGGGATGAGACCCAAGAAGAAATACCCCAGGGAAAACGCAATAGTACCATGAGCCACTATGCCGGAAAGGTAATTAAGCGCTTCGGTAATACAGAAGAAGCCCATTCCCGGTTTCTTAAACAGGCAAAGAGGTGCAATCCACCCCTAGAGGACAGCGAATTAAATACTATCTGGAATAGCGCAGTCAGCTTTGGGAAAAAGGTAGCTGTCCAAGCCGGATACATTCCCCCGGAGGTCTACAACTCAGACACTGTGTTAAAGCCAGCAGACTTTTCAGATGTGGGACAGGCAGTTGTTTTGGCCAGGGAATATAAAAACAGGTTGAGGTATTCCCCGGCTACAGATTTTATCGTCTACAACGGCAGCTTTTGGGAGGAATCAAAACCTAAAGCCCAGGCCATAGCGCAGGAGCTTACCAGCAGGCAATTGGTAGAAGCCAGAGCCGAAATGAAAAAAGCAATGGATGAAATGGTGAAAAACGGGGCGGCAGATCTGCTGGCCACTATGGGGAGTAAAAAGGCAGCAGGCACTCTTAATGAACAGCAATCCCATGCCTTCGATATGTATGAAGCGGCTACCGCTTACAGGAAATATGCCATCAAGCGGAGGGATTCGAGGTTCATAGCGGCATCGTTAAAAGAGGTCCGGCCCATGCTGGAAATAAGGCAGAGCGATCTTGATACGAACGAATTTTTATTAAATACTCCCAAGGGCACCTATGATTTACGGTCCGGGGCCAGGGTGGAGCATAACCCTGAACATTTCATCACCAAAGAAACGGCGGTGGAACCGGGTACAGCCGGTATGGATAAATGGATGGATGCCCTCAACACCTTTTTCCTAAAGGATAAATCGTTAATCGATTATGTGCAGAAAGTAGTGGGTCTAGCTGCCATTGGCAAGGTTTACGTGGAGGCTTTAATTATCGCCTATGGCGAGGGCAGAAACGGCAAATCTACTTTTTGGAACGTAATCTCCAGGGTGCTTGGTAGCTATAGCGGCAATATCTCTGCCGACATTCTGACCGTAGGCTGCCGTAGGAATGTAAAGCCGGAGCTTGCGGAAGCCAAAGGAAAAAGGCTACTGCTGGCGGCAGAAATGGAGGAAGGTATGCGCCTTAGCACCTCCAATGTTAAGCAGCTTTGCTCTACTGACGAGATTTATGCGGAAAAGAAATATAAAGACCCTTTCAGCTATATCCCCAGCCACACTCTAGTTTTATATACCAATCACCTGCCAAAAGTAGGGGCCATTGATACCGGCACTTGGAGGAGGCTTATCGTCATCCCTTTTGCCGCCAAGATCGAAGGCCATGACGATATTAAAAACTATGGCGATTACCTGTTTACCCAGGCTGGCGGGGCCATACTTAGCTGGATTATTAAGGGTGCGAAAAAAGTAATTGAAGCCGGTTACAGGATAGAACTCCCAGGGAAAGTGCGCGATGCGGTTTCAGCCTATAAAGAAAATAATGATTGGCTGGCCCATTTCCTTGAGGAATGTTGCGAGCTAGACAAAATCTTTACGGAAAAGTCGGGTGAGCTTTATAGCGAGTACCGGGCCTTCTGTATGAGGACAGGTGAATACACCAGGAGCACTACTGATTTTTACACGGCCCTTGATATAGCGGGGTTTATAAGACACAGAAAAAAGACTGGAGTGATCGTGAGGGGCTTAAAGCTAAAATCGGATTTCCTGGATTAGGTCATTTTCTTTTTGGGTGTAGGTAGGAGTAGGTCATATTATAAAGTTTTCTTAAGGGCTTAAAAAAAGACTATATATAAAAAGTTATATATATGACCATCACGACCATCACCCCTGCCTAATCCCTGACGCCAAGGAGGTAAGGCATGGGCGAAAAACATATTGAGCAAAAGCTGGTCAAAGCAGTAAAAGCAGCGGGGGGCATGGCACCAAAGTTTATCAGTCCGGGCCTTGCCGGTATGCCTGATCGCCTGGTGTTACTGCCAAAAGGCAAGATGGCTTTTGTTGAAGTTAAAAGCCCCGGGATGAGGCCTCGTCCTTTACAAATAAAAAGACACCGAATGTTACGGCACCTAGGTTTTAAGGTTTATGTGCTAGATGATGCAACTGAGATAAAAAAGGTACTTGCGGAGGTGATGTCAGATGGAGTTCATACCACATAAATATCAGCAGTATGCCACTAACTATATTCTTGAAAATCCGGTGGCGGTGATATTTTTGGATATGGGCTTAGGTTAGCAAAACTGTTATCACCCTCACGGCCATATTTGATTTGACCTTGGATAGTTTTACAGTTCGTAAAGTTCTGGTGGTGGCACCTTTAAGGGTGGCCAGAGACACGTGGCCGGCCGAAATTGAGAAATGGGATCATCTAAAAGGTCTTACATATTCGGTTGCCACCGGTAGTGAAAAGGAGCGTAAAGCGGCACTTATGCAAAAGGCAGATATCTACATCATTAACCGGGAAAACGTGGACTGGTTAGTTAATAGAAGCGGCCTTCCTTTTGATTACGACATGATGGTCGTTGACGAGCTAAGTTCCTTTAAGTCACATCGGGCGAAACGCTTTAAAAGCCTGATGAAGGTGCGGCCCAAGGTAAAAAGGATTGTGGGCCTCACCGGCACACCATCAGCCAACGGCCTAATGGACTTGTGGGCAGAGTTTCGTCTTTTGGATATGGGCCACAGGCTGGGCCGCTTTATTGGCCGGTATAGGGAGGACTACTTTGTGCCGGATAAACGCAATCAG